ATCAAGGTGCAACTGTAGTAATATCTGGTGCAAAAGGTGTTTTTAGATTAGATACAGAAGTTGCTGGATGGGAAGCAGACCAAGCATCTTTATATGGTTTTACATTTAGCTGTAGTGAAGCAGTATGACCAGAACATTAAGTACGGCAGTATCCAACCTATTAGATGATGAGTTAGTAAAACCTTTTTTAGCTGTAAAGTTACCATTTCCATCTGGTGGCACATTAAGATTATGGACAGGACATGGTGATATTACTGTCGATAGTGAAACATATTCTGGTGCTGGACAATTTCTTGGAATATCCATAGTTGAGGAAAGTGAAGAAGTAAAGGCAACTGGAATAACACTTACATTATCTGGAGTTCCATCAACATTGTTGGGTTCACTTATCACTGAAGAGTTTCAAGGTATGTTAGTTGTCGTACATCTTGGATTTCTTGGAGATAGCAATGCTGTTACTGGTTCATTTAAAATATTCTCTGGTTTAGCTGATAATGTAGAGATTGCTGAAACAGGAACTACATCCACAGTTTCTATGAAGATAGAAAGCAGATTAATATTATTAGAGCAATCATCATCAAGGCGATATACAAATGAAGATCAACAAACAAGTCATGCAAATGATACAAGTTTACGATTTGTAGCCACATTACAGGATAAGGAAATAATATGGGGAAAAGCCTAAAGATAGATGGTTGGCAAGATCGGCTAGGAATAACCTTTATATATTATCGCTCACAGCCTTTTCTGTGGGGTAAAACTGATTGTTGGTGTTTTGTGTCTGATTGTGTAAAGACACAGACAGGCATAAATCCTATGAAGATTGTGAATGGTTTATACGATACAGAAGAAAAAGGATATAAACTTCTGCAAGGTGCTGTAGGAAATGATGGGGTATATCGAAAGTTTGAAACAGAGAAAAATTTCTGGTCGCATTTTTTAGGAAAACCAAAAGACAAAAATCATCTTCCAAAGTTTGGAGATATTGCACTTGTCAAGTTGCCAAAGGTAAAAAAACTGGTTGCTGGTGTTGTAAGTGCATTTGATACAGTATTTGTAAATGGTGATAAAGGTGAGCTTTTATCATGCCCACTTAATAGAATAAAAGTAATCTGGAGTTTGTAGAATGCCACAGGCGATAGTCACAGCAGTAGTTGGTGCAATAGCAAGTGTAGGAACAGCAGTTGCAACAGTTTTTACTGGTACTGGATTATTTGCTAGTCTAGCTAAATCATTCATTACAAGCACAATTATTTCTTTAGCCATAAATGCTCTAGCACCAAAGCCAAAATTAGGTTTTCAAGAGCAGACATTAAGAGACAGAAAAGAGATGATAAGACAACCATTGAGTCCAAGAAGGATAATATATGGTCGGTCTAAAGTATCTGGTACAATATTGTTTTTAGAAAGTGCAAATAACAACCAAGATATTTATATAATTATTGCTTTAGCTGGACATGAAATAGATGGCATAGACAGAATATATTTTGGTGATACACCAGTTGCATTTGATGGCGATGTTACAACTGGATTTAGGTCTGCACATTCTTCAAGCGATTTTGCAAGTTATGCTTCAGTTCAAGTTCTTACTGGAACTACAACACAGACACTTCCAACTGCTTTTACAAGTGTTGTTGAATTATCTTCTACAGATAAGTTCAAAGGTATTGCCATATTATGTGCCAAGCTAACATATAATTCAAAAGCATATCCAAATGGTGTACCAGTAATTTCTGCTATCGTAAGAGGTAAGAAAATATATAATATACATGATACAACTGTCAGATATAGCAATAATCCAGCTTATGTTTTTAGAGATTATCTTAAAGATACAACATTTGGATTATCTGTAACCGATGCAGAACTAGATGATACACAATTAAACTCTAGTGCTACAACTGCTGATAGTGCTGTTGTTCATAAAGATGACAATGATAATAGAACATTTAGTGCTGTAGCGACTTCAGATGGCTCTGTAAATCATTATGTTCATGATGGAGCGACAGTTTCATTACATGACGGAGATCAGATTAAGATAAGTGGTACAACATATTATGTTATTTTATCAGATGGATTAACAAAAATTCATAATACGACTTATAAAGCACAAGCATTCAGACTAGCTACTAATTCAACAAATTACAGAACAAGAACAGCAAATCATACAATAGGTAGTGGCACAGTAACTTGTGAAAGAACACATGAGATAGGTTTTGGTTGTGATGGCACTTTATTATCCAGTTCACAGCATAAAGAAAACATTGAATCTATTCTTACTTCATGTGGTGGCACTATGACTTATTCTGGTGGGGTATTTCGTATGGATGTTGCTTCATTTACTTCGCCAGATAATAATAATGATTTAGGTGATGATGATATTATTGGTGATATTGCTCTTATTCCAAAGATACCAAGAAGAGATAGATTTAATGGTGTTAGAGGAACTTTCGTAGGTCCCGAAAATGGATATCAAGGTGCAGATTTTCCTAGCTTTCAGCAAACATCTTTTTCTAATGCTGATGGAGAGGTTATATTTAGAGATTTCCAGCAGAATATGTGTATTAGTGGCACACAAGCACAAAGAGTTGCCAAAACATTGTTATTTCAATCAAGAAATGAATTAACAATAAAATTAAATACAACTCTTAAAGGTTTACGATTATTGCCTAATGATAGGGTTAGGGTAACACATTCAAGGTTTGGATTTACAAATCAGATATTCAAAGTCAATGAAGTATCCATAGCATCTTCTGCTGATACAGGAATTGCTGTTAGTTTATTATTAAGAGAAGATACTTCTCAAGCCTATGACTTTGATGTCAATTCAGAAATGGTCATTGTAGACCCAACACCAGATACAGATTTACCTACATTTAGAACAGTTGCTACACCAACAATTTCATCTTTTGCCAATGTTGGGGATTTGAATAATGATGGTACATTTTTATCAAGTGTTAAAGTAGTCTTTGCAGAAAGCACCAGTGGTTTTATAAAAAAGACAATCATTGAACTACAAGCACAATTGTCTGGCTCATTTGTTACTGTAGATACCCAAGTTGTTGAGTCTGGAATAACAGAAACAAGATTTGGTGGTTTAATTGTAGGAAGAGTTTATAGAGTTAGAATTAAATGTGTTTCCTTTGCAGATGTCGAGAGTGCTTTTGCTACATCTTCTAATCTTACAATTACTGCTGATACAACAGCACCAAGTGCTTATACTGGATTAACAGCAAATGCAGTTGCTGGTGGTGCTGAACTTGTTTTTACAAATCCAAGCACTGATGATTTTAGAGGTGCAGAATTTGTAATGAGAACTGGAACTGGAAATCCAAACTCTGGTGGAGATGCAACAATCAATTTTTCAGTTGCTGGTGCAAAATCAAAAGCCATGAGGATTACAAGACAAAATTTAACTGCTGGTACACAGCAAAGGTTTTGGATAAGGTCGACAGATTTTTCTGGTAATGGTAGTGCATTTTTTCCAGATAATGCAGATGGAATAACTGCTACACCAACCAGTGGTCAGTTAGATGTAACAAATTCTAGTGGCACAAGCATTGTTTCTGGTGGTGTTGCACAATTAGGTGCATTTGGAACTATTAGTCAAATAACAAGTGGTAATGTTGCTAATTTAGTTGCTGACAATGCAATCATTGCTGGAAAGCTATCTGCAAATGCAGTTGTAGCCGATAATATAGCCAGTGGTGCTATAACGTCAGCAAAGCTAACAACTTCTTCTGCTGTCATTACAGATACAGCACAGATAGCAAATGCAATAATTACAAGTGGTAAAATATCATCTATTGATGCTGGTACGATTACTGCTGGTAATTTAAGTGCGAATAGAATATCTGGTGGCACATTAACAATCGGCAATGTTAATGTTTCTGGTGCATTTAATGCTTCTAATATTTCAGATGCTGTTATTACACAAATAAAAGGTGGTACAATTTCACATAGTAATAGTAGTGGTTTTTCATCGTCAAACAGTTTTAGCACTTTAGGATTTCCATTTAATGCAACCAATGACTCTAATTTTAATACAAAATTTATAGCAATACTTCATGTAGAGGGAACTAATAGTAGTGAGGATGATGCTGGTAATTCAAGTCATGGTATTAATTTAACTCATTCTGGTATAGGTACTACAAGTGTTGGTGTAACTTGTGTAGGTAGGTCAAATAGAAGAGTGGCACAAACAATAGGACTATCAAGCAGTACTCTTACAAAAGGGAGTGCAATAAATTGTGTTTTGACAGTAACCAATGTTGGAAGTGCAGTTGGCAGTGTTTTAGTTATAGAGTTTAAATCATGATGTTTGTAGCAATAAAAGACAATAAACCAATAGCATGGTCAGACTCAGAATTAGAGGTAGATACTGATGGTGTAACTTATGTTGAAACAGATGACGTTCTTACAGGAATGCCAGACCATTATGACTATGATGCAAGTACAAAAAAATTTACAAAAAACAATAAAGGTTTATTTTTTGATGTAAGAGAAAAAAGAAATAGGCTATTACAGGATAGTGATTATACACAATTATCTGATAGTGTACATAATGGAACTAAAGAGGATTGGAAAACCTATAGGCAAAAATTAAGGGATATAACAAAAGATGTTACTAACCCAGATGACATAGTTTTTCCAAATAAACCAAGCTAATGACAGTAGAACCAGTACTTTTTTGGAATTTATTATTAACTCTTGTAATTGCACCAGCAGTTTTTATCTTTCGTGCATTACAACAAGAAGTAAAAAGGATAGATATTCTTTTAAATAAAACAAGAGAGGATTATGCCAAAAGGGATGATGTTACTCAAGCAATCAATCGGTTAGAGGAAAAAATTGACCGAATATTGGAGAAATTAAAATGAATATAGGAAAATTAAAAGATCAGCTTATTATATCAGAGGGAGTTGTATATAAGACTTATAATGATATTTTAGGTCTGAAAACTTGTGGAATAGGACATTTGTGCAGAGAAGGTGAGCCAGAATTTGAACTGCCACTAGGTGCAGAGATATCAGAAGAAAGAGTTACAGAGTTGTTTGAGCAAGATATTCAGACAGCCATAAACGATTGTAAAAAGATTTATGATGATTGGGATAAATTACCAGAGACAGTGCAAATCGTATGTTGCGATATGATGTTTAATCTTGGATATCCACGATATAGCAAATTTGCCAAAACTATTTCTCATATAAGAGATGGTGAGTGGCTCAAAGCCAGTTCGGAGATGCTTGACTCGAAATGGGCAAGGCAATTGCCAAAAAGGAGCAAACATTTATCTGAAATGATGGCTAGTGTTGCAGATGAATGACTTTTGTGCTTCTTGTGTTTCTGTCTGGCACGTTGCAGAAGGATATGTATTATTTCTCTGATTTGGATACGTGCCTTAGAATTGCACAGAAAATTAGATCGCAAAACTTCGATCTATCACTCACTGGGGATTCGAGAATCTGGGTCAAGGCTTATTGCATTCCTAGAAATGTTCCTAAGAAAGAGGAAAAATAATGTTAGGATATGATAGAAAAGCCAGAGATGATTACAGAAGATACAATTATAAGAAAACTAAAAAGACTTGTTTGAAGTGCAGAAGAGATTTTATTTCTATTACAAAAACTATCTTTTTGTGCAATAGTTGTAAAAAACAATTTGAAGATTATGATTTAAAATTATGTATGAATACAGAGTATTACGAATAGAAAAAGTTGTTGATGGCGATACTGTTGATATTGTCATTGATTTAGGTTTTTCTTTGACCAAAAAAGAAAGAGTTCGATTATCTGGTATTGATACACCAGAAACCAGAACCAAAGATTTAGAAGAAAAAGAACTTGGAATGGATGCTAAAAACTTCCTTACCAGAAGGTTAGATGATGCTGTTGGTTATAACTTAGTCGTAAAAACAGA